CTATTTGCGCTTCAGCGGCTCAAGCACTTTGTCTTTGCGGATATATTGCTTCGTCATGGCCGTTGAGGTGTGGCCGAGCTGGGCGCGGGCGGTGTCGGCGTCGCTGGAAAGGTAGATGTCGGTACCGGCTTTTGCCCGCAAATCTCTGAATTGGAAGCTCTCTAAATCTTTTGCCATTTCGGGGTATCGGGCAATCAGGTTGTGGCGTAGTCTTACCCATCTTTCGGTCAGGGCTTTGCGGGTCAGCGGTGCGCCTTGGCTGTTGTGAAACAGGTAGCTGCCTGTGTTGCGTTTGTTGATGATGTCTGCCAGGTCTCCTGTGATGTGGAAGCGCAGTTTGGCGCCTGTTTTTTGTTGGGTGATGTGCAGTATGCCGTCGTGAATGTGATGGCTGTGGATTTTGACTAGGTCGATGGGGCGTTGGCCTGTGATGTAGGCTAAATCCATTAGGTCGCGTATGGTTTCGTCGGCGTGGCTGTAAACGAATTTGTAGATGTGGTCTTCGATATACACGTCTTTGCGGCCTTTCAGGGTGTGTTTTTTGACGCCTTGTGCGGGGCTGGCTTGGTTGGTGTAGCCTAGTTCGCGTCCGTAGTTCCACATGATGGTGAACAGGGATATTTCGTTGTTGGCGGTGGTCGGGGTGTCTTTGCGCCATTGCAGGTATTGGCTGATATGGCTGGGGTGTATTTTGTTTAGGGGTGCGTCTGGGTTGCCGAAAAATTGTTGCAGGGGCTTGAGCCATGCTTGGTATCTTTTGGCGGTGCTGGGGGCGGTTTTGCCGCTGTTGATGATGTCGTGGATATAGCGGGCGGCCAGTTGGTTAAAGGTAACGGCGGGAACTTGTTTTTTGGTTTCGAGCTCTGCCCATTTTTTTACGGCCAATACGTAGTCGGTGCCGAGTGGGATTTCTTTACGGGGCTGTCCGCCTGCGTCGTAGAAGTAGTAGGTGACGGGGTCGCTGTATTTGCGGCTGCGGGTGCGCGCTCTCATGCCTTTGGGCAGGTTGAGGTGTACGGTGTTTTTTCTGCCCATGGTGTTCTCCTATGCGGTGTTGAATAAGACGGCGGGCTGCCAGGTGGGTTCTTGGACTGCGGGGGCTTTGGTGCGTTTGCCGTACAGGGTTTCCCATGCGACAACGGGGCGGCCTGCAGCGGTGGTGGTAAAGGGGATGCGGTTTTGTTTGAGAACTTCGATTTGTCTGCGGGGGTGGCTGCGGCCTGTGAGTTCTTTGAGTTCTTCGCGGGTTAGAAAGGCGCTCATGTTTTGCTCCTGTTTATTCCCCCGATTTCGGGGGTGGGGTGGGTTCAACGTTTCTTTTTGGCTTTGCGGGCGGCGCGGTTTTTGAGCCGCTTTTGGCGGCTGATGGTGGCTTCGGGTATGTCCACGGCTTCGAGCGGCAGTTTTTCGATGGCTTGGGCAAATTCTTCATCGAACTTTTCGGCGGGGCGGCCGAACAGCCATGTTTTGAGTTTTTGGAAGGGGTTCATTTTTGTTCCTTTTTTAATATCCAGAAACGCACGCCTACAATGCCGTCTTCTTCTACTATGCGAGCGGTATAGGCAATATCTTTGATATTGTTACGTACCCTCCATTTATAAAAGGCGTTGCTAACTCTTAACTGTTCTTTTTTGGCTTTCTCTTTGCCTGTCGGGCTGGCGATAAAGAAGCTGTCGCCATATTTCATGTCGTCAAACGGGTACTTGCTTTCTCCAGAAAATTTGCTTGCTGGTGGAACGGGTATGTTTTTTTCGATGGTAAAAATGCTCATTTTGTTGCTCCGTAAAAAAAGGCCGTCTGTTTTCAGTTGTCAACTTTTACTTGATAACTGGATTTTTCAGACGGCTTGTTTGCTTTGTTCGGCTTTGGCGATGGCTTGGCTTTTGGCGAGCCTTGCGGTGTAGCCTGCCCAGTCGAATGTGCTTTTTTGGGTGGCGGCTTCCATGCGCTCCAGCCAGTATTGGGCGTCGTGAATGATTTGGACGAGCCGGTCGGCGTTGTTTTCTACCATGCGCTGGATGACGGGGTGGCGGCATTGGGCGATGGTTTGGGGGCGTTGGAAGCCGGGGTCGGGTTGGCTGCTGGATTGGTGGATTTCGTAAATGAGGTTGGCGCAGTCGAGCATTTGGGCTTGGTAGTCGCTGTATTTGAGGTGGTATTTTCTGGCGGTGTGGTAGGCGTTGCTGCCGCGTGCGGTTTCGTCGAATGCACAAAGTATGTTGCTGGGGTGTTCGATGAAGCGCAGGCCTTTGTTTAATACGCCGACTGCGAGGCTGTATTTGGCGCAGTATTGGGCAAGCTCTACGGGGACTTCGGGCATGGTGCGGCTGGCGGCGCGGCAGAGGGTTTGCAGGGGCTGTAATACGGTGTCGCGCTGGTTGGGGCTTAATTCGTGGAACTGGTCAAACCATGCTTCGAGGGCTTGGTAGGCTTCGTTGCAGATTTTGATGTGGGTTTGTAAAAGGTGTTGCTGGCTGGGGCTGCGGTAGATTAAGACGGCCAGTATGCGGTATTGGCGGATAAGGTATTGCATGAAGTAGGTGGCCTGCGCGGTGCGGACGCGGCGCATTTCGTTAAATTCAAGCCAAAGTTTGATGTTGCAGTCGAGGTAGTCGTTTTCGCTCATGGCGGGGCTTTGGCACAGGCTGCGGATGTATTTGTCGGCGCGGGAGGCGGTGGCGGCGGCTTTGTTTTTATCTACTTTGAGTGTGCCGTTTTGGATCTGGCTGATGATTTTGCTGTTACGCTCTATGCGTTTGCTTTTTTTGGCGGCGCGTTGGGCGGCGATGATTTGGCTGGCGGTGGGTCGGGTTTGGGCGGTTTGGGCTTGCATGATTGGCTCCGTGTGGATATGTAAAAAGCCCGACTGTTTAGGTCGGGCTTGGTTTGGGTTTAGGGTTTCAGACGGCTTTGCTGGTCAAATGCCTTGCTGCATACTGTGTTGCAGCCTGCCGTAAATGCTTTGCTGTTCGGGGTTCAGGGTGCGGCTGTTGCGCTCGCACCAGTTTTGCACTTTCTCGAAGATGGTATCGGTGTCGTGGACGTAGCTCCATACTACGCCGCCGTAAGTCAGACCCAGGTTTTGGAATGCGGGCAGGTGGTAGCCGACTATGCGGCGCATTCTTTCTGCATTGAGCAACAGGCGGGTAATGCTTAATACGTCTGCGCCGCTGGTTTGGGGATTGGCTGTGCCGTAGGCTTCGGGGGCGTTGGGTATGCTTGCCAAGTAGTTTAAGGCCGTCTGAAAGTCTGCCTGCTTGATTTGGGTGTAGCTGAAGACGTTCATGTAGCAGTGCAGTTTGTGATAGACGGCGCGACTGCTTTCGCCTGTACGCTGGCAGCGTTGTTTGACGGCTGCTTGGATTTGGCGGCACTCGTAGGCATTCAAGGTGTCGCTGTGTTGGGGGTTGGTGTAGCTGCCTGTTTTGCGGATTTGCGGGATAACTTCTTCAAATATCCAGTCTTGGAATTTGACGGCCTCGGCTTTGTTGCTGCGGAAGATGACGCGGTAGAGGTTCGGCTCGTTGATGTAGGTCAACTCTTGTTTGCCGCCTGCGGTGGCCGTTTGGATTTTGAAAATGCCTGATGCTTTTAGACCGCCTCGATTTTTAAGGGTGTCGTTTTTAACGACCCCCTTTGAAACTTGCAGTAAATCAGAACTTCGGGGGATTTCCAAAATATCGGCAACGTCTTTCAGACAGAACAGTGGTTCGCCATTTTGAAATTCAACACGCACGTTTTGGGCAGCTTGGAATTGGAAAATTTGAGTTTGCATTTTATTTACTCGCTTGAAAGTTTTTTAAATCCGCCGCTCATACGACCAAGTATGAGGTGGGGCGGTACTTTTCAGGTTGGTCGACTGCTCAAGCGAAACAGCACATCTTGCGATGTCCCGAAAAGCCCGCCCCGTTGAGGTTTTTAAGATGGGTGGGATTTTATCCCCCTCATCTTTTAACTTTCATAAAGGGGTGGTATTTTATCCCACCCCTTGCGGGTAAACTTTTATGCAATAAAAAAACCGCAAATGCGGCAATATTGAATTGCGCTTGAAAAAACAGGCGACCAAGCCTGCGTTGCTGATTGAAGCAACGGGGATATAGTAACCTGTTTCTTTGCGGTTGTACAGTTTAAATTTTCGTCTAAAACAAAACCCCGCTTTTCGGGGCGGGGTTTGGGTTATTGTTTGCTCAGGTGTCGGGCTGTGAGGGCTACGGCCAAGCCGACAAGGGCGAATACCAGTAAACCGAATGTCATGGTTTATTCCTTTCTGCTTGGTTTCTGAACAGCCTGCCGCCAATCAGGAAAAAGTAGATTGAAGTCAGCAGTAAAAATGTGTTCAACAGTTTGATGGATATGGGGTCTTTTCCATATAGTACAACGGGAACGCCCAATATGGCAACTTTGGCTATGTCATCGGCCATTTTCGCCCATGCTTCAAAGTCGCTCTTGATAATGGGCTTTTTAAACAGGTTGAGCATGGTTCTTCGCTGCTTTTGTAAGGGAAAATATGCTAACCTGTTTCTGTGCGGTTGTAAATATTTTATGCGCTTTTCAGACGGCCTATTGTTTAAAACGGAATGTCGTCGTCGATGTCTTCGCGCGGCTGCACGGTCTGGGCGCTTTGGCGGCTCGGCGGGGGCGGTACTTGATGGCCTGCTCCGCTCTGCTGCTTGCGTTCGTCTTTGTCTTTGAGTGTGGCAAGGATTTTGTCCACGCGCTCAGCTGGGCCGCCTTCCAAATGCTCTTTCAGGGTAAGGCGGCTGCGGGTGCTGAATGCCAGTACTAACTCGAATTTGTAGCTGTCGCTGCCGTCTGTTTTGGTAGTCAGCACTTTTTGCAGTATCAGGCCGATGGATTTACCGACCAATTCGGGGCAGATGTGGTCGCTTCCCTGCGGTGCGGTTGTGAGGTTTTGCAGGTTGAGTAAGCCCATTATGGCGTTGATGTGGGCGATGCCGTATTGGTTGGGGCTGCCGTCTGCTTTGGTGTGGTAGATGCTGATGTAGTTGGCTTTTTGGCCGTCTGCGCTTTCAAATGAAAGCTCTAATGCTTGTGATTGGGTGTGCTGGCCGCGCGTCCATTTGGCGGCTGTGATTTTGCCGGTGTATGCGCCGCTTTGGTTGATGTAGCTGCTTTCGCCTGCGGTAACGGCGGCGGTTTGGTCGTATTGGAACATGATGCTCATTGGGTGGTCTCCGTGGTTTGGGGTTGGGTGGGTATGTCGTAAAAGTCGCAGATGGCGCGGTCAACTTCGGCCAGGTCGTTATCAATCAGTTCATGTTCGAACATGCCGATTGGGGCTTTTACGGTATCGTTGCCGCTGTTGCGGGTGGCAAACTGGTATTGGCCTTGATTGACTACGGTTTTGAGGGCGATGGTAAATACGCCTTCGGGGGTGTATTTTTCATCAAGCATTTTGCCTACTGTTTTGGCTTTGGTTTTGCCGAATGCGTCGGTTTCGGTGTGCCAGAGAAAGTAAACGCGGATATGGTCGGGCAGGCTTTGGGCAAGGTTGATGATGTCGAATGCCAGGCGTCCGATTTCGGCGAATTTTTCAAAGCCTTTTTCATGGCTGCGGCGGAAAAATTCGTTTGCCATGATGTATTGGAAGTCGTCTAAGACGATAATCTGTTTTTGCTGCACGTAAGGGGATTGAAGCAGCTTACAGACGGTGGCGCTCTGGTCGGTGGTGTAGATGCTGCCCTGCGGGTTGTCGGTGTTGAAGTTTTGCCAACCTGCCGATTTAAACGGCAGGGGCTTGGCAATGCTGCGTATCAGCAGGGTTTGGGCGGGGTCGAGATGGCGCAGCGATGTGGTTTTTCCTGTGCCGCTTTCGCCTAAAATCAGGGTCATGATGCTCATTTTCGGGCTTTCCTTATTTATATCGGGTGGGGTCGCTGCCGTGATAGCGGTCGGTGTCGCTAGGGTCGGCGGGCAGGCTTTCTTCTCGGTAGCTCATTTGTTTTCTCCGTAAAAAAGCCGTCTTTTTCAGACGGCCTTTTTTCTGTGTTCTTGCTCTTTCCATGCTTGCCACACTATATCGGTGGTGGGGCTGAAGTAGTCGCCTAAAATATCCCGCTCAAGACGTTTGCGGTATTTGGTGGGTTGCTTGGCGTACCATTTTTCAAATTCCCTGCGGGTTTGGATTTCGTCAATCATGGCTTGGCTCTTCTACCATGCCGCCCCCTGCGAGATGGGGGCAGGCTTCAAAGTTGATTTGGGTTTCGGTCGTCATGCATTCGGCCTGCGTGGTTTGCTCGGGCTTGCTGCTGTAGGCGATACCGTGGGTGCAGAAGCCGAGGGCAAAGGCGGCGGCGGTCAGCAGGGGGTAGCGTAGTTTCATTTTTTTGCTCCATGAAAAAAGCCGCCATTTTCAGGCGGCTTGTTTTTGTGCTTGGCGGCTCTCGGCGGCCAACTTGTCGATTTGGTCGGTAAATGTGAAGTCGGCGCGGTATTCAATCCAAAAGGCCATGGCTTCGGCTTCGGCTTCCCCGATGTCTTCGGCGGCGTAAATCAGGCATTCGCGCCAGTTGTCGGTATCGTATTCTTCGCCTGAGTCTGCTGCGTTTTCTTGATACTGGCAGGCTTCGACTTGGGCGATGGCTTGGCAGTCGGCTTTATATACAAGGGCGATGCGTTCGCGCTCGCTGTCGTCAAGCTGGCGTTGGTTTTCGCGGCGGTAGTATTCTGCTTCGGTCATGTCTCACTCCAGTATTCGAGGTCGTCTTCGGCCTGCTGCATGGCGCGGCGGTGGGCCTGCTCTATGGCTGCCTGTTTGGTCGGCTCGTCCAGCCAGTCGGGTATTTCGAGATAGGCAATCTCAAAGTGCCATTTGTAGCGTTCTAACAGGTATTTGGTGGGGCTCATGGTGTTTCCTTTGCTGTGGTTGCCCCGCCCTGCTTTCTGCCTTGCGGCCGCTGTTGCGGGGCGGGTGGTTTAGGCTGCGGCCATCTGCCAGCTTTGCACTCGATACAGGGCTTGCTGAATGGCCTGCTCTACTGCGTGGTCTTCTTTTTCGCCGCCTTGGGTTTTGGTGTCGATTTCGCTGTAGAGCTGTTTAATGATGTGAACTTGGGTGTCGATGCGCTCGTTGTCGGCGGCCATGATGCCGATGTGGCGGGCGCGGTGAATGTTGGTTTGAATGCCGCGTACTTGTTCGATGGTGCGGGCGATTTTGATTTGGTTGGCTTGTTTCATTTGCTTGCTCCTTGTTTGTTGAAGATATTTAATCGGGCGGCCTGCGGTGCAAACCGCCCTGTTAAATGTCCTCTTTCAGCAGCCTTGCGCTGCCTACTTCGCTTATTCCCAGCGTCGTATCTGATTTGCCTCGTTCACACTAGATTTTTGTCTAGCCTCGGCTTGTTTGCGGCAGGCTGTATCAGAAAGCCTGCCTAGCAGCTCTCGCTGCTTTTTGCACCTAACTGTTAAAGAACATTGAAGTGTTTTGCTTCGATGGGTGTATTCTACTTTAAGTAGTATTAAATAGCAACTTAAAGTAGCCTTTATTTCATACTAAAAGTAGTGTTTGTTGATTTTAAATAGAATTTTGTGTGTGAATTTATGAAATAAACAAAACTGCCCCATTGGGGCGGCTTGCTACAGGCAAAATAAAAACCCGCTCTGGGCGGGTTTGGTGTGTGCTTTAGCTTATCGGCTTGCCAGCCATTCGGTACAGATTTTTTTAAGGGCTTGGATTTTGCTGCCCCCTGCTTTTTCGATGGCCGCCAGAACGGCATCGATGTCTTCGGCTTTGCCTTTAACGGCAAACTGCTTGTATTCGCCGCTGGCGAGCTTGGCTTTGGCAAAGGCGGCGGCGGTGGTCTGCCGCAGCTTGCGGGAATGCTCGGTATTGGAATTTGCCATTTCGGGTATCCTTTGGTAAGATGGTTATATAAAGTTTGGAGGAAGGGCGGCGTTTCCACCGCCCCGATTTAGTTAACTACGTTACCATGCTTTGCTAGAGATAAGTAACATAATCAACAGGATTAAGAACTTAATCATTTTCATCACCTCCTTTCTTTTTCGGATTTCCCGCCGCCTCCAACGGCGGGATTTCTTCTTTCCTAATCCATAAATGTATTATATCGTAGCCATATAATAAAGCCAAGCATTTTTATAAAAAAACCGCCCTACTTTGGGCGGTTTTGGTTACTCGGCAGCTAATTATGGCTAATTTGCCATAATTAGCATCAGTTATCGGCTAGGCAAACTGCGGCAATGAGTGCATACAATTTCCCATTGGCCGTTGCGATAACGGTCATATTGGCGAACGCGAACTGGTTTTAAGCCAGTACAGTTACAATTGCAGGTCATTATCTGATCTCCTATTGTAATGCGTGCTACGTTTTCAATTTTTTTACAACCTTTCGAAATGTAAAAAATTTGCTCCTGCGCCGGTATCATAGGATAATTCACGGTCTAGTAAATTTGTGTATCCTCATAATACACAGCGGTTAGTGTAAAGTTGCACATTCAAATCACTAACTATACGCGACTTGGGATGCGCCAACATTCCAAGTCGTTTTCTTTTTAAAATTTCAAAGTTAACTGCTCTGGGAAATACTTAATGCCCATTTGTTTCAAAATACATTTTGCAAACTGGTCTGCCTGCCATTCGGAATCTTCTTGCTGTGTAGGTAGAGCATCACTATGATGCAGCATCGCTTTATGACCTAATAGCAAATGTCCCAATTCATGAAAGAAAATAAAAATGGCCTCATCCTCGCCAAAACAAATACGCGAGTAGAGGCTATTCGGCAATAGGATGGTACCGTTATTACACATTGCATTGGTAATATCCAGCCACTCATCATCTGCCACAACATCAATTACAATACCATACTCTTCCAACATTTCCATAAACGTATCCATTTTTTTACGGGTACGCTTATCTACCACCAAAAACTTGGCGGCCTCGTTTGCAAAAAACCGAATTGTATCTTCACTTAACGTTTCCACGCGCGTACCACGCATTGAGTATTTAATTTGCTGCATCATCACCTTCTTTCAATGACTCTTTCTGATGAATGGTTCTTAATAATTCAGCAAATCGATTCAATTGTTCTTTGCTGAATTCCGAGCTGGCAAAACCAGCTACCAACATTTGTTGCTGCAAACTTAAGCCGCTTAACGATACATTCTCATTAGAAACCATGGCCTTTTGCTTTAGGTTATCTACTGGATGACCTAATTTTTCGAAAAAAACCTCAACTTTTTCAACAAAATCCATTGGCACTTTACTGCGACCGGTTTCCATGGCACTTAAAAAGGCAGGGGAAGTACCTAGTGCAGTCGCCATTGTTTGTAAAGTTTGTTTGGTTTGACGACGAGCCGCTCGAACGGCTTCGCCGAATGTAGTCAGTCCCATTGTGCAAGCTCCTTTTCTGTATATACAGTAACTATACTGCATTTGATTCAGGCCGATAATACCAAACCATAAAGCATATTTCAAGTATTTTAGTTGAAAAGTTGAAGATATTGTTACAAAACACAAAACAGCCTATTTAAACCGTTTTACATCTCATTTTACCCGATAACGCCCCGCTCTTTGAAAATAGCACGGCAGGCATCCAGCCCCGCGCGTTCGTAGTGGCTCAGGCGTTGAGCAAGGCGTTTAACCTTGTTGCTGATGGTTTGCCTCGTACAGCTTGCGGATTGGGCAATCGCGGTAATGTCGGTTTTCCTGCGGTTCAGGATTTTGCCGATAAGCTCACGCCGTGCGGCTTTGCCTATGCCGTCCAGTTCGCCTTTATCCTGCGCGGCCAGCAAGCCCAAATTGTCGGCGGCCTGCGTCCATGCCTGCGATTGGCGTTCGCCGCCGCAGCAGGGGCATTCGCCCGGGGTGTCGGCAAAGCGCACGGTCAATGCCCACCGCTGCGGGTCGGGAAGCTCGTTTAAAATGTTGTGTATCATGGCGGCCTGCGCTGCGCCGTCTGTACCGTGTAAGCCGTGGCCGCTGCCGATGGCGCCTTGATTTAACAGGCCGCTCATGATGTTTTTGGGGGATTGCTCAAACGAGTAATGAAAGGCGAATGTTAAGGCGTCTTCTGCGCTGCGGAATGGTGCTTGCTCTGTCATGGTGCGGGATTTCCTGCGGGTTATTTGAATACGGCTGTTAGTTTGCAGACTTCGGGCTGTATGGTTTTGTATCGTAGCCGTCCCAGCCGTCGAAGCCGATTGAATCCGGAAACATTTCCGTATTGTGGTAGGCGTGGTTTAGTGTCATGGCTTCGGCCTCTGTAACTAAGTAAACTTCGATGTCATAGCCTTCCCCGTCATTCTGAAAGCCTGTTCCCATTTCAAAGCCGTCAGAATGAGTTAAGGCGGCTTCGATAGCGGATTTCAGCTTTTCCAATGCAGGACGCGTGCCGCAAATGATTAAATCGTCGTGATATTGCTGCTGCCCGTAAACATGTAGGATTTCATCAAGCATTTTTCAGTTCTTTCATTTAAAAGCGGCGGGCAAGGCGGCGTAAAGGCCGTTTGCCTTTGCCCAATCGGCAAATTCAGACGGCGGTACGGTTTTCAGGCTCTCCACGCCAAACAAACGGTGCAGCGCGTCTTTAATCCATGCGGTGCGGTTTTCGGCGGCTTTCTTTTCAAACCACGCGGCGGCTTCGCTTGGGGTGTTGATGTTTTTGCCGTAGTGCTGTAATACGCCCATTTCGCCCAACGAATGCTGCAATGCGTGTTCTTCATGGCGCAGCGGTAAGCCTGAATATTCGGGCTTGGAAGCCGTGCCGCTGCCTGCGGCCACACGGCGCACATGCGCATATTCGCAGCGGTATTCGCCGATTTCTTCCACCCAATCGCCCTTATTACTGATGGCAGACGGACGGCTGCGCGTCCATTGCTGATAAGCCTCATCGCTGCCGATAACGAACCACAGGGACGGATTGTTGAAGAAACCTTTTTTATACAGAGTTTGATAATACGCGCCGTAGTCTTGGGCTGCGTCGGCGGCTTCTTCCACATCGGCAGCCTCCGCTTTCGCCACCCCGTAGGCTTGGCGGCCGTCCGAAAGCGTTACCAACACATCAGCGTCCCAAAAGCCGTTGGTTACCGCCTTATGCTGCTCAATCGGCACCTCCACCACCACGCGGCACACGCCCAACGATTTCACCGCCTTTACATCGGCCACGCGGCCATACAGCCCGATAAACTCACTCATTGCCTAAACCTCCAAAATCCGTATGCCGTGAACTTTCAACATCAATTTGCGTTTGATGATGTAGTCGGGCGTTTTGAAACCCTTCACATCAATCACATCTACCCTGCCGCTGGCGCGCGTTACCACAAAATCAGCAATATATTTGCACGCCCGCTCTACCACTTTGCCATCTGCGCCGCGCTGAGCCGGTATCAGCTCAAACGGCACCTGCTTTCGAATATCCGCCACGCGCGTTTCAGGGTCGGCGGCGCGGCGCAATGCTTCGAGCTTGGCGGCATACTGCGCTTCTCTGCGGCTGTCGTAGCCGTTGGTCTTGCGGTTGCCGTATTTGCTTCCTACCGTCGCCATAAACCGAACTCCACGGCCAAGCTGCAAATCATTTCAATCAGTATGCTCATTTGTTTTCACTTTCCCGCTTGCGCCGCTCTTCGCACAAACGGCGGCTAAATTCCAATCCCATACGGTTACGCTTTTCAATGCAGTCTTGCAGCTCGATTTGCGCCTGCTTTCGGGATTTACGCTCTTTCTCAAGTTCTTCTTCCATATTGGCCAAGGCTTCCAGCAGTCCTAAATATTTGCTGCGGTCTTTGTAGTCGAGATAAAGGGCAAAACCTATCAAAAGAAAAAATCCCGCCATGACAATTACGGCAAACAATGCTTCACTCATTTTGCAGCCCGCTTTCTTTTTTAATAAATCTCTCAAATTTACGTTTTAAGCGCACTTTTGGCTCTTGGCAGGGGTAGATATAGGAAAACGATTTAACCCGCCTTCCTGCTTAAATTTACCCGCCTAGCGTTGATTTTCTCCTTAACTTTGCAAACGCCTGTTCCCGTTTCACCTTTTCCACCGCATCTGCCGTCTGAAAATCCCCGCAAACATGGCCGCGCGGCTTCCAATGCCCTACGCCCTCCTTCGCGCATTCCCCGTAACCCTGTCTTGCCCACCAACCCAGCACACGCACACCGTCGGCGTTGATTTCGGTCGGTACGCGCCAATGGCGGCAGGTCAGGCAAGATTGCTTCATGCGCTCCGCCTTTTCGGTTGTTCGTCATGCTTCGGCGGCTGCCAGAAATAATCAGGCTCGTTCGTGAAGCGTTGGAAACGGCCTTGATAACCGACAATCAGCTTGCCCATTTCCCCGTTTCGGTTTTTGGCGATAATCAACTCTGCCAGGTCGGGATTACTGTTTTCAGGGTCGTAGTAGTGTTCACGGTGGGGCATGATGATGATGTTCGCGTCTTGCTCAATCCCGCCGCTGCCGCGTATATCCGCCATTGTCGGGCGTTTGTCGTTCTGCTTGGCAACGGCGCGGTTTAACTGCGCCACCAAAATCACGGGGATTTTTAACTCTGCCGCCAAGCGTTTCAGCTTGCCCGTAATATCGGCCAGCTCTTGCACTTCGCTGTTTCTGCCCGGCTTGGGGATTAAGTGCAGATGGTCGATAACCAGCAAATCAAGGCCGTCTGAAAGTTTTTTATCCCGCGCCAGCAAGCAAAGGCGGTCGGCGTCAATCGGGGCGGTGTCGATGGTAAATTTCCAGTCCATCGCCGCACTGAAAAAATCGCTTTGACGGTGGTATTCGGATTGTGTCAGGCTTGCTTTCATCAGGTTGCCCATGTCGATGCCCGCCTCCGCTGCAATCGCTCGCAGCATCAACTCCCGCTGCGTCATTTCGTAGCTTTGGAAGTGAACAACCTTACCCGCTTTGGCAACGGCTCGGGCAATGTTTTCTGCCAAGATGGTTTTACCCATGCTCGGGCGGGCTGCAATCACAATCAGGTTTCCCGCCTGCAAGCCTTTGATGGCGTCATCAAGCTGTTTCAGTCCTGTGCTTAACCCCAAAAAATCGCCCCGTTCGTGAACTTCGGAAATGTAGTCCAGCACGTCATTCAGGGCTTCGTGATACGTCATTTCGGTTTTCGCCCGTTTGAGCAGCGTGTCGTTGACTTCACGCAGTACCGCTGCGGCTTCCGTGCATTTGTCGGCAGTTGTTTTGCCTTCACGGCTCAAGGCGATTTCTTCGATTTTTGCACCCGCCGCCAGCAAGCGGCGCTCGGTATGGCGGTTTTCCACGATTTCCGCGTATCGGCGGATATTGGCGGCAGACGGCACGTTTTGCGCCAAGTCAATCAGGTAGGCCAGCTCGCCCGCTTCTTCAGCTTGGCTTTTGGCCTTCAAGCGTTCCGATACGGAAACTACGTCGGCGCTTTTGCCGTCTGCGGCCAAGTCAGCAATCGCGCTGAAAATCATGCGGTGCGACGGCAGGTAAAACATTTCGGCTTTCAGGTCTGCAACCTTGGCAAATGCGGCAGTGTCCACCATCAGGCCGCCCAATACTGCCTGCTCCGCTTCCTGGCTAAACAGCTCTTCCATCGGGTTGTTTTCAAATTCGTTCACGGTTATTTCTCCAGTACGCGGGCTTCCAGCGTTTCAGGGCGCAGCAGGTAATCAATCCCGGCTTTCCAAGTTTTGTGGCTGTGGCGTTCAGCCGTCCCGTTGATAAACGGGTCTTGCAGGCATTCCCCGAAGTAGGTTTCAAACCACTGCAAAACGTGCTTGCCGCTCGGCTCTTCGCCGTCAATCAGGCCGTTTTCGTCTTTCCAAGCCTCCAAGCGCAGTTTGGCAATCTGCCATGCGTAGGGGATTAGCTTCAGGCGTTTTTCGTTGGTTTGCGTGTAACCCATGCGCCCAGTCTTGGGGTTGGGTACAGTTTGCAGGTTGACTTTCACAACCCCATCGCAATCAGCGAAAACCCGATTGAACACCTCGACGACCGCCTCAAACCGTTTTTTGTTTTCAGCAACGGATTTTTTCGGGGCGGGAGTCGCCGCTTCGGCGGCGACACTCTCTCGGTCTTCAGCAATCTGTTTTTCGCCTGCAAAATTTTGGTCTTCAGCCAAGTCATTTTCGCCTGCAAAATTTCCATCGACGACACTCTTTTTGTCTAGTGGGTTTTGTATTGGGTTTTGTGTGTCCCCATTTTCGGGACTGGTGGCAGTCCCCATTTTCGGGACTACCCTAGTCCATTTTTCGGGACTGGTGCCGTTTTTTGGGTAGTCCCCATTTTCGGGACTGGTAGCAGTCCCCATTTTCGGGACTGGTTCACCCATATTTTCGGGCAATTTTTTTAGGGTATATTCGTTAGTCATTCCTGAGCGTTTTACGGGGCATATCAGATTGAATTTTTCCAATTCGGCCAAACAGGCCATAACGGTATCTCGCTTTTTAATGCCACTGTATTGCATGAACTGACTGATGGAAATTTTGTCCGAAGACTTCCCCCAGCCCGTTGTTTTGCGCACAATCATGATGTACAGCTTGAAAGCATTTGGCGAAAGTTGCCACATCAGTTCGTCAACAACCGCATTCGGCACTTGAAAGGCATTTACGATATATTTACTCATTGCGCCACCTGCTTGTCTTTCTCTAACTCTAATTCAGCCTGCCACAGCTCAAAATGTTCACGGGCTTTGGAAATGTTTTCAATCTGCATATAGCCGACAATCAGCATACGCAACTCATAAAGTCGCTTTTCGCGCTTGCTTAAATCTGTTTTTTCATTCATAATCTTCAAACCTACCTGCAAAAAGTAAGTACCTAGAAATTGCCCACGTTCGCGCGTGGGCTTTTTCACGTTTGTTACCCGTCTGTCCGGGCTGTCAAGCGTCTGTCCGCTTTGTCATGTCTCCGCTATAATTGAAGCTCCACAACCACAATTAACGGAGTAACAATGAAGGTCAAACTACATTTTCTTCCCTCAGCAAATCACCCAGCCGTCGCACTCTTGCAAAATACCAGTATCGAAATACCGGAATTTGCGATACCGCAACGAGGGGATATTCTGAATATCGAAGGTATTTACGGCCTACCGGGGAAACTGAGGGTTTCCGACAGATATGTGCATATTGACGCTCTAAACGCTTTCGCAGCTCTCGAATTGATGATTGAGCTCGATCAATCGTAATCCGTAACAGTAAAGCCGTCTGAATGCCTAAAAGAAGCAGCACGGTTTTTTCAAAAGCACTCATTACTTTCCCTTAATCGAAAATGTCGGGGCGGAGTTCGGACGGCTTTAATTTCCCTTTAGAAAGTTTTACCAATTCCTGACACCGTTCTGCCGGGATTTGCTTCTTCCACTTCGATACAGCCCACGGACGAATGCCAAAATGTTTTGCAATGCTGGAAATGCTGCCGCAGTTATCCAGCATTTTTTGAAATGCTTCATTATTCATAATCAGTGCACAATTAATTTTAAGGTAGCTACTTAAAGTAGATTTTATACTACTGAAAATAGAATTGCAATCTCTTAACTTTCTCGTTATGATTTCTACCAAAAGTAGAAAGCAGCTACCATGACATCAAAAGAAGTTAAATATCCTGAATTTGCCGAACGCCTGAACAAGGCGAAAGAAAAAGCCGGAATAGAACTTCCCGAGCTATCTAAAAATACTGGAATCAGCTATGAGATGGTGAGACGCTACACATTAGGGCTGGCGCAGCCACGGACGGACGGTATGGAGCGTTTGGCTGAAGTATTAAATGTATCTGCGCCGTGGCTGCAATTTGGAGAAAGCCTGATGCCTCAAGCAGGGGCGATTGCCATTCAAGAAGAAGTTGATACAGAGCATACCCATTTTGAAATTCAAATGTATGAATACAAGCTTTCTGCAGGTACGGGTAATTTCGTATGGGTCACAAATCACAAAGAAGATCCGCTAACTTTCAGGGAGAGATGGTTTAGAGCAAGGCGACTGAATCCAAACACCCTTAGGGGGATGTATGTACGCGGTAACAGCATGGAGCCCGATTTGAAAGATTGGGATACTGTGATTATAGACATCAGTGATTTGGATATAGCGGATGATGAAATTTACGCCGTTGTCTTTAAAGATAAGTTTTATATTAAGCGTATTAGGCAGACTGAAGATGGTCTACTGTTAATTAGTAGTAATCCCGACTACCCTCCTATCGAAGTAACGCCAGAGTCTTCACATCAGTTTCAGTTGCTTGGTCGCATGGTTTGGCGTGGCGGCTAATTTACAGCGTGGCTTTTGAAAAAGTAGTTCGGTTTTAAGTGATAACGTTAATTGTTTCACTTTATGAAGCATCCAGCGAAAAACCTCGAGGAATTGGGGGGAATAGACGTATTTATTGGCAAGGTTATCCGTACGCCAATAACATTGAAATATTAGAAACCATTTTCGATGATGCAATCCAGGCTGTTCCTTTTCTAACTAAAGAACAAGCAAAAATAGCTCAGGCGATGGCCGCTTTTATGTATATTTGGGGACTTTCAAAAATTCCTAAATGGTTCTTGAGATATGAATTTAATCATGAACTTGATGATGATTCTATTCCCAGAATGTTATATTTCTACGCCATGTTTAAATTAATTAAACTCTAAAGGAGTATATTAATATGAAAAAATTAATTGCTATTTTGATGATTGGCTTGCTGGCTGCTTGCTCAGATCCTAAAGATATTCTGTTAACAAAAGCAGAAGATGTTGAGAAAAACGCCGAGCAGATTAAAAAATTATCTGATGATGAGAAAAAATTATTGGTTGCCTATGTTTTTCGTGCTGAAGCCGGGCAAATTTTTGGAGCAAACGCAAGTGACAACTACGGTATTACTGTAGGGGAAGCAATCAAGCGGCAAAAACAATTTGCAGAAGAGCAAAAGGTAAAAGAAGAGGCAAAAAAAGCTGAGGAAGAAAAAGCCCGAAAAGAGCTGGAGGCAAAGCGGACTGTGTTAAATTCAGCGGTTGACGTAATTTTTGTTCATCATGAGTTTCAGCAGGGTAAATATAAATATGATGACAAAGTTCGTATTGCACTCAAAATTATCAATAAATCCGATAAAGCCATTACCGGGATTAAAGGGATTCTCACTTTTACTGATAAATTTGATGATGTCTTGAAAAAAGTTGAGTTCAAGAGCGATTTTATAGAGCTTGATGGAAAACTGGCACCGGGAAAAGAATTTGATTTTAGCGGTACGGTAGATGTTAATCACTTTATCCAAGAGGATATTAAATTTGCAGAAACCCCGACAAAAGATATGAAATTCACTTACGAGCCAGAAGTTGTAATCTTTGAGGACGGCAGCAAACTTGAAGTAGGCAAATAACCTTTACACTTGACAATTTGACAAAAGTGTAAAATAATTCCCCCTAATTTGATACTGTATCTTCTTGTATCTAGAGAAACCGCCCTTAAAAAGGCGGTTTTTTTACGCCTGAAATATCGGCGTGCAGTACGGCAAAAAGCCCTGAAAGGCTGGAATCTTTCAGGGCTTTTCTGTTTACAACCCTTTAACGGACAAAGGATTGAAAATTGAATGAAGTATAACCCGAAAACGCGTTTAAAGATAGGTGGGAAAATGAGTGAATACGGTGCAGATAAAGTTGGCGACAAGCTGGCCAATGCCGCTTTGATTTTTGCTTCTTTGGTTGGCTTGGCGGCAGTAATTGCCGCCGTGAAATGGTGGTAGCCGTCTGAAAACAGACGGCCTTTTTTATGGTTGTGATTATGCTGTATTTAAACCCATCAAAAATCCGTAAAGGCCGCCCTATCGGCTTACCGTATCAGGGCAGTAAAAAGAAAATCAGCAAACAGATTGTGCAAATCATCATTCAGAATTTCGGACGCGAAAAACCTGTATATGATTTGTTCGGCGGCGGCGGAGCAGTTACAGTGGAATGCCTGTTGAACGGCCTTGATGTCCGCTACAACGACTTATGCCCAATTTCGGGCGCGATGCTGAAACGGGTTATCAGTCAAGACCGCGATTGGCTGAAATCCCTGATTGTCAGCCGTGAAGAATTTTTGCATATCCGCGCCCTGCCTGAAAAAAGTATTGATGACGAAATCAAGCTGCTGGTGAACAGCTTCGGCTACAACCGCCGCAGTTATCTGTACAGTAGGAAAATTGCCGATATGAAGTATCGGGCCGCGATTGAAATTATCCGCAGGCATGATACCTTTAGCGGGTATCGGGAAACAGAAACCTATCGGCAGCTTCTGAAGCTGGGACAGATACGGCTGGAACAGATGACACGGATTCATCAGCTTCAACGGCTTCAACAGTTGGAACAGCTTCAACAGCTGGAAACAACCGCCAAAGACTACCGCGCCTTTTCTGAAATAGAAGGCGCGGTTTTGTATTGCGACCCGCCATATGAAAACAGCGATATGGGCGGCTACACGCAAAGCCGTTTCGACAGCCCCGCGTTTTACGATTGGGCGGCAGAGATGGCGCAAAAGAATATCGTGATTATCAGCAGCTATCATATTTCAGACCCGCGTTTTGAAGCCGTATTCCACTTTGAAAAAGCCCGTTCAACATTGGCGGGCGGCGGTAATGACGGCAGCGGGAAATATGAAAAGCTGTTTATGCTGAAGCCGCCTGCCAATCATTAAATCAGGCGTTTTCCAAATAAAATGAACAGATGGCAACCAATGCCTGGGTTTTTGAGCCGCCCGCTTTGGCGATGGCGGCGTCGATAATATCCATCTCTGCCGCTTTGCCCTGCACGCCGATGCGGCGGTATTCGCCGCTTTTGAGCTTGGCTTGATTAATGGCGGTGGCAGTTTTAGCATAGCGCTTTTTGGCTTCGGGGGAAATGTTTGTCATGGCTTTTCCTTGATTTTTTCGGCAGGGTTTTGTAAGATAAGGGAACTAGGCGGCGGTTGCCGCCACCGCCTAGCTTTCAGTAAGCCGTTGCGCTTACCAACATCAGAAACAGAAAGAACAGAATTTGAATAGTGATGTTATTCATTTTCTAATCCCTTATGTAATCGCCCCGCTTCGGTGGGGCTTTTCCCGTTGTTGAACCGCTCAACAGGTATTGTTTTAGTTAAAACTAAAACAAAAGTCAAGCATTTTTCACAACAAATCCGCCTTTTGTGGCGGATTTTTTTATTGTTTTTCAAAAAGATATGGGGGGTTTGATATGAGCGATAAAAAACGCCCTGTCGGGCGGCCTTTAGGGTCAAGTAAATTGACTGATGAAGTGATTGAGTGCGCGTGGGCATATTTGAAAGGCGGTTATAAAGAACAAGGAAATGCCGTGCCAAGCATAGCCGGTTTGGCGTTTGCACTGGGACGAAGCCGTGAATGTGTTTACGAATGGGCAAGAAAAAACGAAAATTTTTCTGACATATTAAAGGCAATCAACACCGCACAAGAAATGCTGCTGATTGATAACACGCTGACAGGCGAGTTTAATGCGCCGTTTGCCAAGCTGTTGATGACGAAGCACGGCTATACTGACAAGGTGGACAATACAAGTTCAGACGGCAGCCTATCCCCTACTGTGATTAAGCTGGTTGTGCCTGATGAGTGAGGTACAGATTAAGCTGCCCCGAAAAATAAGACAGGTGTTTACGCAGCCTCGCGGTGCGCTGCGTTATCGCGGGGCGTTCGGCGGGCGCGGTTCGGGCAAATCATTTAATTTTGCGAAGATGGCGGCGATATGGGGGTATATGGAGCCGTTACGCTTTTTGTGCGTGCGTGAGTTTCAGAACTCTATCCCGCAATCTTTTCATGCGGAGTTGAAGGCGGCGATTGCTTCCGAGCCGTGGCTGGAGACGTTTTACGATGTGGGCGTGGACTATCTGCGCGGGGCAAACGGTACGGAGTTTCTGTTTAAGGGTTTGCGTAACAATATTCAGTCTGTGAAGTCTTTGGCTAAGATTGATGTGTGTATCGTTGAGGAAGCTGAGGATATTGCGGAGACAGCCTGGGAAATTCTGGAGCCGACGATACGTGCGCCTAAGTCGGAAATTTGGGTAATCTGGAATCCGAAAAACGAGAACAGCGCGACAGACAGGCGGTTTAGAAAAGATGTGCCGCCGCGCTCGTGTATCGTGGAGATGAATTACAACGACAATCCGTTTTTCCCTGATGTGCTTAAAGAGCAGCGCCTGCACCAGCAAAAGAGCCTTGACCCTGCGCGGTATGCGTGGATATGGGAGGGTGCGTATTATGAGCTTTCGGACGCGCAAGTCTTCAGGAATAAATACCGAATAGATGATTTTGAGCCGTCTGAAGATTGGGAAGGCCCTTATTTCGGCTTGGACTTCGGCTTTTCGGTTGACCCGACGGCTTGTGTGAAGTGTTGGATTTATGACGGCAAGCTGTGGATTGAGCGTGAGGCGGGCGGCGCAGGTATCGAGCTTGACGATACGGCGGCGGAGCTAAAAGCAGCCATGCCTGATGTGGAGAAATACGTTATCCGTGCGGATTCTGCGCGGCCTGAGAGTATCAGCTATTTGAAACGCCACGGCCTGCCCCGCATTACGGGGGCACTGAAAGGCAAAGGCAGCGTGGAAGACGGTATCGGTTTTATCCGTTCGTTCGATAAGGTGGTGATTCATACGCGCTGTGAGGAGGTGGCGCGGGAGTTCAGGCTGTACAGCTACGAGACCGACCGCTTAAGCGGCGATGTGAAGCCTAAGCCCGAGGACAAGCATAACCACTATATCGATGCGCTACGCTATGCGCTGGAGCCGATGACGCGCAGTACCACCGGTATGCTGGATTGGATTGCAGAAGAAGCGGCCAGGCGCGGACAGTAATTTTTAGCACAAATGCCAAACGGCCCTACGGGTTGCTTGGCATTTTTTGTATTGAAAGGCTGATTATGGGCAATAAAACGCCTCTTTCGGCAGGGTTTGTTGCCCGGGCAGCCGAGGGTATCAAGTTTGCATTGACGGGTAAGTCGGATTGGTTCAATGCGGGGAGTGCGCCGCCGCCGGTTGCACCTGATGATGTGAAAGGCCGTGCGCAGGATTACGAGCCTTATTGGAATACGGGGCAGAGCCGCCCGCGCCAAGGCGAGGCTGTCGGCTTTCGGGATTTGCGCTATTTGGCCGATAACTACGACATTCTGCGCTTGGTTATTGAGACGCGCAAAGACCAGATGGAAAAGCTGGATTGGACGATACAGCGGCGCGATGTTGAGGCGACGGCTGATGATGAATCGAAGCGTAAAGACGGCAGGATTGATGATGCGGTGGCGTTTTTCAGACGGCCTGACAAGTTGAATAACTGGAACGACTGGCTGCGGATGCTGCTTGAAGATTTGTTTGTGATTGATGCGCCGTGCATTTATCCGCGTAAAACGCTGGGCGGGGATTTGTATGCGCTGGAGCTGATAGACGGGGCGACCATCAAGCGTGTGATTGATGATTACGGCAGAACGCCGATGCCGCCTGAAACGGCTTATCAGCAGGTGCTGCGCGGCCTGCCTGCGGTGGACTATACGGCAGATGAGCTGATTTACCGTCCGCGTAACCAGCGCACTTATAAAGTTTACGGTTACAGCCCCGTGGAGCAGATTATTACTACGGTCAATATCGCGCTGCGCCGTATGTCGCACCAGCTTGAGTATTATCGTTCGGGCAGCGTGCCGGACGCGCTTGTGGGTGTGCCGGAATCGTGGACGCGCGATGATATTCAGCGTTTTCAGGATTACTGGGACTTGTTGATTTCGGGCAATAATGCCGAGCGGCGCAAGATGCGTTTTGTGCCGGGCGAGCTTTCCCGCAATTTTCATGAGACGAAGCAACCGCCGCTGAAGGATATGTACGACGAATGGCTGGCGCGGGTGGTGTGCTTCTGCTTCTCTATCGAGCCGACGCCGTTTGTGGCGCAGGTTAACCGCGCTGTGGCGGAAACGAGCCGCGAGCAGTCGCTGGCCGAGGGCTTGGAGCCGCTGAAAAACTGGGTCAAGAGCATTATTGATGATGTGCTTTCCCGTTTTATGGGTATGGCTGAATATGAGTTCGTATGGGTAAGCGATGACGCGCAATCTCCGCGCGAGCAGGCGGAAATTTTCGTGATGTACGCCAATGCCAATATTCTGACGGTTGATGAGGTGCGTGCGGAGCTGGGACGAGACCCGTTGCCGAAAGATGAAATGCCGTCTGAAAACGGCAAGCCTGACGATGACGAGCCGCCGCCCGATGGCGAAAGTGGCAAGCCTGAAAAGCTGTCTGAAAATATACCCGATAACTCCGATAACGAGGCTGAAAAGCTGGGAAAGTCGGAAAGCCCAATCAGCGCAGAGGAAGCCGCCGCGCTTATTGAGGCTGAACTGGCGGCCTTATCCGATGATGTGGCGGCGCAGGTAGCCGCCATGCTGAAAAACGCGGCCATCGATTTTGAAGCCGATGACTGGCAGGCGGAAGTGCGCCGCATTGCCGAGACGGTATCGCAAGGCTTGGACTTTGCGCCGTGGGCGGTGTTGGCGGCGGCGGTCGAGCCTGTTTTGCGGCAGGCGGCGCAGCAAGCGGCCTATACTGCGCTGATTCAGGTTATGCCCGCCCCTGCCGTGGGCATGGTAACGGCCATACGCGCCCGCGCGGCAGCATGGGCGGCGCAGCGGGCGGCGGAAATGGTCGGCATGAAATGGGTTGACGGCCTACTGGTTCAAAACCCCAATGCCGAATGGCAGATTACCGAGGGTGCGCGCGGCATGATACGGCAGGCGGTTAAAGACGCGCTGGAAAACGGCGACAGCCCCGCCGAACTGGCAGGCCGTCTGAAAACCTCGCACGCATTCAGCAAAACCCGCGCGACAACGATTGCCCGCACGGAGATGGCGCGGGCGGACGGCATGGGTACTTATATCGGCTGGTCGGAGACGGGGCTGGTAAACGGCAAAGAGTGGCTGACGGCGGAAGACGATAAGGTATCTGAAATCTGCAATGAAAACGGCGCGGCGGGCGTGGTCGGCTTGCACGAGCATTTCCCCAGTGGGGATTTAATGCCGCCGTCGCACCCAAATTGTCGGTGTGTGGTGCTGCCGGTAGTCGATACGGCTAAATTGGCCAAGGGATACAACCCGAACCAGCCGCGCGATAAAAGCGGGCGGTGGACGGACGGCTCTCCGGCAATAACGGTATCGGGAGACGAGTTGGGCAGCTTCGACGATACCAAAACCATGCGTAAGGCCGCCATGCAGTATGCCCGCGATCACTTTGTCGGTAAAACCTACCGCAACGAAAGCAGCGGGCATGATATTCAGGTTACTTGGCAGGGTGTCAAGCACGCGGCATCAAATGCCAATCCTGTAGAGCTGGCACTGTTTGTAAAGCTGGATGAATTACCCGTGAAATTAAAGTACGAAGCCTCTTTCCCGGACAAAAGCGGACGGCCTGATATTATTGCGGCACACAAATATTCCGGAATAGCAGTAGTAGGGAATGAAAGATTGAATATAGGTATGGTAGTCAGAGAACTTAAAGACGGACATAAATATTATGACCATTTCGTTCTGAAAGACGAATAATCCCTTATGCAGTATATCTGGGGCGGATACCGAAAGCGGCAAGTACGACACCCAGCCGTTGCATAAGGGATTAGGAAAATCATACTGCTTTTTTGGCAGGTAGGCAAGAAGTGTCTTTGCGGGATTAATCATTGTGTTGAAAAACCTTTAAAGGAGCAAGTTATGGCAAAACTGTATGCCGAAATCAGCAAGGCAGAGAAGCAGGACGACGGTACGATTACGGTATCGGGCTATGCTTCCAGCGGCGCGGTGGATTCGGACGGCGAAATCATTACCGCCGAGGCGATGAAAGCGGCCATTCCCGAATATATGAAATTCGGCGCGGTGCGTGAAATGCACGGCAAGAGTGCGGCGGGAACAGCAGTCGAAATCAAGGTTGAAGATGACGGCCGCACGTTTTTCAAGGCGCATATCGTTGACCCTGTGGCCGTAAAAAAGGTGGAAACGGGCGTTTACAAGGGCTTTTCCATCGGCGGCAGCGTGAAAGCCCGCAACGAATTGAATAAGGCGGAAATTACGGCCATCAACCTGACGGAAATCAGCTTGGTTGACCGCCCTGCTAACCCCGATGCGGTATTCACCTGCTTCAAAATCGATAAGGGCGATGATGAAAAGCCTGAAGAAAACGGCGAAGCGGATAAAGACGAAGCCAAGAAAAAGCCGTCTGAATCCGATCATGAAGACGGCAAAAAATCATCTGACGACGATACCGGCAAAAACGGTAAAAAAGACGATGACGAAACCGAAAAAGTGGCATTTTCGGCGGCCGAGCTGGATGTGTTGCGTAAATTCCTGAAACAGGCCGAGGCGCAAAACGAGCCGAAAGCCGAGTCGGTGCAGAAGTCGATGTACAGCGTGAAGTCGCTGGCAAGCGTATTGCAAGAGGTACAATGGTTTGTCAATTCGGCGAAGTATGAGGAATTGCCGGACGATGTGACGGCAGAAGCAAAGCAGGCGGCGCAAACGCTGGCTAATGCGCTGGTGTCGCTGGTCGGTCACGAAGCAGGCAAGGTCGGAGATGAAACGGCGGAAAAATCCGATACGCCCGACGATTTGCAAAAGGCTTTTAATGCGAAAGTCGATGATTTGACTAAGGTGCAAAAAGAACTGGCCGATACGAAAGCCGAACTGGAAGCCTTGAAGAAACAGGCTGCGCCGCCTAAAGGCGGTGTGAAACACGTTATCGCGAAAAGCGAAGACAACGGCGGTAATGAAGACCTCTTGCAGGGCTTCACGCCGATTGTGAAAGGCGACGGCTCGCTGGACGAAGCCGCTACGCTGGTTAAGGCAGCCCAATCCGGCCGCCTGTAAGTGCAACCCCGCCCTTGCAGGCGGTTTTTTATTTTGGAGTGTAAATATGAATCGTGTTACTCAAGAAACCATCGAGCTGATGAAGTCGGCTCAATTAGGCGGTGAAGCCTTGCACAAAGGCTTTACCCAACCGACCGATGCGCTGACCGGCTTGCAGATGTATGACCTGTCTGCGCCGTCTCAAAAACTCTATCCGGTGCTGACCCCGCTGCGTAACCGTATTCCGCGTGTCGGCGGCGGCCGCGCGGTACAGGCGAACTGGAAAGCCATTACCGGTATCAATACCAAAAACCAACGCGCGGGCGTATCGGAAGGCCAACGCGGCGGCGTTATCGAGCATGAAACTGTGGAGCGCATGGCCGCTTACCGCTCATTCGGCTTGGAAAACAATGTAACTTTTGAAGCCGATTACGCGGCACGCGGTTTTGAAGATGTGAAAGCCTTGGCGGTAACGCAAACGCTGCAAGCGACGATGCTTGCGGAGGAAATGATGATTTTGGGCGGCAATACCGGCCTGAAATTCGGCGTAACCCCTACTCCGAAGCTGGTTGCGGCGGCGGGCGAAGGGACGATTTCCAGCGCTGGCCTGTCGGTTATCTGCGTGGCCTTGGGCTTGCAGGCTTACTGGGACGTGGCCGGCGCAAACAACGGCGCGGTCGGCCAATATCTGAATATTGCGGACGCGGAAATTCCGACTGAAATCACCCGCCAAAATGCAGACGGCTCTACCGATACTTTCGGCGGCGGCTCGGCGCAGAAGTCGGCGGCGGCCTCTGTGTCTGCCGGTGCGGGCAAGGTGGTAACGGCGCAGGTGGATGCGGTACGCGGCGCGGTGGCTTATGCGTGGTTCTGGGGCGCGGCAGGTGCGGAAAAACTGGGGGCGGTCACAACAACGGCCAAAGTGGAAATCGCCGCCGATGCGCAAGGCCGCCAAACAGCCGCTTCTCTGCCCGATAAAGACCATTCCACTTCCAGCTTGGAATTTGACGGCCTGCTGACGCAAATCGCCCTGCCCGATTCCGGCGCTTATTACCGCGACAATAAGGCTTCCGGCCTGACTTCGGACGGCGCGGGCGGCGTGTATGAATTTGAAGAAGCGTTTGTGCAGTTCTTCACGAAATACCGCTTGTCGCCCGATACCATCTACTGCAATGCCCGCGATTTGGTGGCGCTGACCCGCCTGATTATCGGCAACAACGGTGCGCCGCTGATTAAGCTGAATGTGGACGTGAACAATATCAGCAGCATTAAGGCCGGTACGGTCGTCGCTTCTTACCTGAATAAGGTAACGGGCGACGAGCTGGATATTGTGGTGCATCCGAATCTGCCTGCCGGTACTTATATGTTCTATTCCAGCAAGCTGCCCGCTTATGTGCAAGGCATTACCAATCTTGTGCAAATCCGCACGCGCCAAGATTATTATCAAATCGAATGGCCGCTGCGCACGCGCCGCTATGAATACGGCGTTTACGCGGACGAGGTGCTGCAAGGCTTCTTTATGCCGGCATTCGGCGTGATTACCAACGCGGCTTAATGGCTTTAGGCCGTCTGAAATACGGGATTTTCCCGGTTTTGGACGGCCTTTTCTTTGAAAGGATTTTTTTATGTCGAAAATTGTTTTGAATGCACCAGAGTGCATGACTGACGTGTCGTTCGGCGGCGAGAATTTCGCGGTAGTTGACGGTGTGGTCGAAGTACCGGAGGCGGCGCTCGAATTTCTGTTTCAGTTCGGCTTTACGGTAAAACCGGAAGCTGCCGGGGAGCAAGGCGAACCGTCCGAACCTGAACCGTCCGAACCTGAACCGTCCGAACCTGAACCGTCCGAACCTGAGGCGGAAGAGCCGAAGAAAACGCGCCGCAGCCGTGCCAAAGCGGACCAACCCGCAGAGGGTGCGTAACCATGCTGGCGGATTTAGCAGATTTGAAAATACGCTTGGCGATTGAACACAATCGGCGCGATGAAGAGCTGAAACAGGTGTTGGCGGGTGTGTCAGCGGCGGTGGAAAGCTGGCTGCAACGCACCCTGCTGAAACGCGATTATGTGGAACGCTACAACGGCAACCGCAAAAAGGCCATTGTGTTGAACCAATATCCTGTGCTGGAGGTTAAGTCGGTCAAGGTCAACGGGCGTGAGATTCACGGCTTTGATAATGACGACTGGCTGCTGATTTATGATGACAGTTTTTCAGACGGCCTGCGTAACGTGGAAGTCGCTTATGTGGCGGGCTATGAGACCATTCCTGAGGATATTCGGGAAGCGGTGCTGATTATCGCGGCGCAGCGTGTGAACGAGATGGAAAACAAGGGCGTAGCCAGTAAATCGCTGGCGGGCGAGACGGTTTCTTTCTCAAATTTCTCGCAATCAGGCGGTATGCCGCCTGCGGCGTTTGAGATTTTAAAGAAATACCGGCGCAAGGTGTAGCCATGAATGTGCGTTTTGAGTTTATCGGCGGCGATACCATTGCGGCGGTGTTGAAGTCTTACTCTGCCGGGATAGATGCGCAGATTGAGGCGTCTATCGGTCGCTCGGTATTGATGTTGCAGCGCTATGTAGTCGCCAATAAGCTGTCCGGGCAGGTGTTGGGCAAGCGGACGGGTAATTTGCGCCGCTCGATAAACCAAGTGGTCGAACGGAACGGCACAAAAACGGTCGGTATGGTCAAAACCAATGTCCGTTATGGCGTGGCGCATGAATACGGCTTTAGCGGCGCGGTGTCGGTCAAGGCGCATTTACGCCAAATTAAGCAGGCATTCGGCCGGCCGCTGAGGGAAAGCCGCTCTGTGCAGATTAAGGCGCATTCGCGCCATGTGAAGCTGCCGGAGCGCTCTTTTCTGCGCTCGGCGCTGCGGGATTTGCAGCCGCAAATTGAAGCGGATTTGCAGATGGCTGTAGAAAGGGCTTTGAGATGATGAATCGTGAAGCGGTATATGCCGCACTGTGGGCGAAACTGGAGGCATTGGACGGCTTTGTTACCAAAAGCCGTAAATTGCTGCATTGGAATGATGTTTCCCGTTTCGAGCAGCCCGCGCTGTTTATGGCGCAGGGCAATATGCAGGCGGTCACGGTCACGGGGCAGGAAACCAAATGGCTGCTCAAGGCCGATGTGTATCTCTATGTGCAGACGGGCGGCGAAGCGCCTGCCCCGCTGATAAATCCGCTGATTGATGCGGTCTGCAATGCGGTCAATGCGGTACACCCGATTACGGGGCGCACGGCTTTGGCGGCTGAGGGGGTGGCGGTGGAATACTGCCGCGTTGAGGGAACAATCGAAACGGACGAGGGTACGCTCGGTACGCAGGCCGTGGCGGTTATTCCGATTGTAATTTTGGCCGCCTAGCGGCTTTTTTTGATGAGGTGCGATTATGCAACTGACTTTCGGCGCGGGCGATGTGTTCGCGCAAATGATTACGGATGCAAGCGGCAATGCGGTAGCCAATGCTACTCCGGTGCGGATTATGGGCTTGCAGGAAATGTCTGTAGATTTGCAGGCGGAGTTGAAAGAGTATTACGGCCAAAACCGTTTTGCGCTGGCTGTAGCACAGGGCAAAGTCAAGGTAACGGGCAAAATGAAAGGTGCGTTAATTAACGGCTTGGCTCTGAATACGCTGTTTTTCGGCTCTGAATTTGCGACCGGCACAATGAAGGCGATTTATGCGGACGTGGCCGGTAAAACCATTCCGACGGCGGCATTTACGATTCAGGTTACGCCGCCCTCTGCCGGTACGTTTGTCGAAGATTTGGGCGTGATGGGCGCCGACGGTGTGGCGATGGTTAAGGTAGCCGCCAATCCGGCGCAAGGCCAATATGCGGTCAGTAAAACCGGCCTGTACACTTTTGCCGAGGCGGACAAGGGCAAAACGGTTTATCCGAGCTTTGTGTACACCTACCAGCTCAAGACGGCTAAAAAAGTGGATTTAACCAATATTGCGATGGGCAATACGCCGACGTTCAAGCTCTCCTACTTGACGCAATTTAAAGGTAAAAAAGCGTTACTGGAGCTGGCAAGCGTTACCAGCGGCAAGCTGGCGTTGTTCAGCGCGAAAAACGATGATTTCAGCGTGCCTGAAGTGGATTTCACGGCGTCGGCAGACGAAGCGGGATTCAGCGTGGGTACGCTGTGGATTCAGGAATAACGGCCGTCTGATTTTCAGACGGCTTTTTGATTTAAGAAAGGTTGATGATGAAACAAGTTGTCAAAGTAGCGGGCGTTACCATGAATTTGAACGGCCAAGAGTATGTTGTGCCGCCGCTGTCGCTGGGTGTGTTGGATCAGATTAAAGACCGTATCGGCAATTTCGACAAAGCGCCGTTTGCCGAGCAGGTGGAACTGACTATTTCGGTTGCTCACGCGGCATTGAAACGCAACTACCCCGACCTGACCCGCGAGGAAGTGGGCGATATGCTGGATGTCGCCAACATGATGGAAGTCTTCGGCGCGGTGATGGACGTTTCCGGCCTGAAGCGCAAAGAACAGGAAGCTGCACAAGCGGGGGAAGCGGCGGCGGCGGGTTAGATTTCGGCGGCATGATTGCCCACGTCTGCGCCGCTACCGGCTGGACGTGGGATTATGTGGCCGAACATATCGACCTGCCGCGCTTGAAGCACTTGGGCAATTATTGGAAACAGCACCCGCCCGTGCATCTCTTGGTTGCGGGCTACATGGGCTACAAGGGCGGTAATACCGCTGACGAACCTATCGGCGAAGATGAGGCCGTGGCCTTGCTCGGCGGCGGCCATGAGCTGTCGGAAAGCGAATTTGAAGACCTGCTGAAAGCCAAAGGTTTAATTTGAAAGGAATGAATATGTTGAAAATTATCGGTATCAGTCATGAAATCGAAGATGAAAACACCGGCGCGATTGCGGACTTTCACGTTATCGAATATGCCAGTATCGACTATAAATATCATACGGCAACGGCTACGGTAAACGGCTATGTAAACCGTAAGGCGTTTGAGCGCGGCCGCAATCCGCTTTGCTCGCATACGCTGACGATTCAGACGGCGCACATCGATTCCGATGCGGAAATCTCGCGCCAATGGCTGTATGGGCAGGCTGTATTGCCGGAAGCGGCAAACAGCGTGTTTGCCGGAGCGGAATTGGTTACGGCTGACGAATAAATCGTTTACGGGGCTGCCTTGTGGCAGCCCTTTTATTGAATGGACGGACTATGGGCAATGCGGTTTTTCCGACCCTGCCGGGCTTGAAATGGGGTGTCACGAAAACGCCGGTATGGTCAACCAAAGTACAGAAATCGGTTAGCGGGCGGGAGAAGCGGACGGCCTATTACAGCTATCCGCAATGGCGTTTTTCGCTGTCGTTCGAGGTGTTGCGAAATCGCGGTACGATTCGGGAGCTGGAAACGCTGGCCGGCTTTTTTAATGCGCGGCGCGGCAGCTTTGAAAGTTTTCTGTATGAAGACCCCACGGACAATCAGGTTACAGACCAGCTTATCGGCAATGTGGTTGCGGGGACAACCCGCTATCAGTTGATACGCGCATTCGGCGGCTTTGTCGAGCCGGTGTTGGCGGTCAAGGGTAATCCTGTAATCAAGATAAACGGGGTCGTCAAAACTAAAGGCCGCGATTATTCGATTACCGATACCGGCCAAGTCGTCTTTCATACCCCGCTGACGCCCGGGCAGCGGATTACTTGGAGCGGCGGCTTTTATTTCCGCGTGCGCTTTGACAGCGATACGGCGGACTTTGAAAATTTCATCGGCCATTTGTGGTCGGCGAAGAAGATAACTTTGGTCAGTGTGAAATCATGAAAACAGCCAACCAAGAATTGATTGATTTGCTGCACGGCAGCGATGAGTTTCTGATGGCGGATTTGTACACCTTTACGCTTTCAGACGGCACGGTGCTGCGCCATACGTCGGCAGATGCGCCGGTAACGTGGCAAATGCAGCATTATGAAGCCCGCCAACTGATTATTTCGCGCGGGGCAACCCGTGTTACACGCGGCCTTGAAGTGGACAGCAACGATTTGAGCATTACCGCCGCCGACGGCTACACCCTGCAAGGGCTGCCGTGGCCTGAGGCGGCGCTCGGCGGGGCGTTGGACGGGGCGCGTGTGCTGATTGAGCGGGCTTTTTTCAACGACTGGCAAACGGTGGCCGGGGCGGTCAATATTTTTCAGGGGCGCGTTTCCGATGTGTCGGGCAGCCGCTCGGCGGTCAATGTGACGGTCAAATCGGACATCGAACTGCTGAATGTTTCCAGCCCTCGCAATATTTATCAGGCGGGCTGTATGCGCACGCTTTATGACGGCGGCTGCAAGGTCAGCCGCGAGGCGTTTACCGTAACCGGCCGCGTGACGGCCAACAGCGCAGACGGCTCTTCCCTGCTCTGCAATCTGCCGCAGCCTGATAAGTGGTTTGAACAAGGTGTCATTAAATTTACCGGCGGTTTGAATGCCGGTTTGTCGCGTACGGTCAAAACGCACGCAGGCGGGGTGTTGTCGTTTGCCCTGCGCCTGCCCCACCCTCCGCAGGCGGGCGATGTGTTCAAAATTCATCCGGGCTGCGACGGGACGAAAGAAACCTGCGACAAGAAATTTCACAATCTCGTGCATTTTCGCGGCTTTCCGTATATCCCTGCCGCCGATACGGTTACTTAGAGGATTGGCTATGAATTTGAGGGAACAGATTGCGGCGGAGGCTGCTTCTTGGCTGGGAACGCCCTACCATCATCAGGCGATGGTTAAAGGGGCGGGCGTGGACTGCGCCATGATTTTAGTGGCGGTTTACGGTAAATTCGGCCTGCTGCCGCCTGATTTCGACCCCCGCCCCTATCCGCAGGATTGGCACTTGCACCGCGATGCGGAACGCTATCTCGGCTATCTGATGCAGTTTGGCCGGGAAATTACGGAAAGCGAGTTGCAGAAAGGCGATGTGGCGGTATGGAAATTCGGGCGGGCGTTTTCCCACGGCGGCATCTGCTTGGACGGTACGGGGCTGATTCACAGCTACATCGGCCGGGGCGTGGTGCTGGACGACCGCTATCAGGCGGAGCTGGCGCATCGTGAAGTAAGGTATTTCAGTTTTATCCAATAGTTTGATTTTCAGACGGCTTTTTGAGGTGTGTTATGGGCGGTAAGTCTTCTACGATTTCAACCAGCGAACAGCGGATTTTGTCTTTGCAGGTGCAGCAGTCGTCGCAAGGCCTGACCCTGCCTGTTGTTTACGGACGCACGCGCGTTACCGGCAATTTGGTTTGGTACGGCGACTTTACGGCCATCGAACATAAAACCACTACGCGGCAAGGCGGCAAAGGCGGCGGCGGTGTGAAGCAGGTGGACATCAAGTACACCTATGAAGCCGCGATTGCGATGGCTCTGTGCGAGGGGCCTATTAAGGGTGTGACCGCTATTTGGCGGGATAAGGAAAAATTCCTGAATCCGTCGCAACTGCGCCTGAATGTGGCATTCGGCACGAACGAGCAGCCCGTTTGGCCGCACCTTTTGCAAGCCAAGCACGCGGCGCAGGCTTTGAATTATTCCGACACGGCCTATCTGTACAGCCCGAACTATGAGCTGACCAGCTCTGCACAAATTTACAGCCATAATTTCGAGGTGGACGGCAAGCTGGGCTATTCGGCGGACATTCCCGATGCCAACCCTGCCGATATTCTCCGCGACCTGCTGACCAATCAAAACTACGGCTGCGGCTTCCCTGCTGAAAACATGGGGGACTTGGGTGTGTATTCCGCCTACTGCCGCGCAGCGGGAATTTTTCTTAGCCCGGCCTACGGCGAGCAGTCGGAGGCGGTATCGAATATCGAAACGCTGCTGCAACAGACCAATTCCGCCGCCGTTTATTCGCAAGGCCGTCTGAAAATCATACCTTACGGCGATGCGCCGGCTTCGGGCAACGGGGCGACTTATATTCCCAATCTGACCCCTTTGTACGATTTGACCGATGATGATTTTATCGGCGACGGCGAAGACCCGATTACGGTCGAGCGCAAAACCAACGCCGATGCCTACAATCAGGTGCAGGTGGAGTATCTCAACCGTGCGAATGACTACAACATCGCCGTGGCGGAAGTTAAAGACCAAGCCAATATCGAGCAATACGGCCTGCGCCCGCAAGAGGCTGTGGAGATGCACGCGATTTGCGACGGTGCGGTAGCGAAACAGGTCGCGCAACTGCTGCTGCAACGGGCGCTGTATGTGCGTAATGAATATTCGTTCAAGCTGGGCTGGAAGTATATTCTGCTGGAGCCTATGGATTTGGTTACGCTGACCGATGAAGCGCTGGGTTTGAACCGGACGCCGGTACGCATTATCGAAATCGAAGAGGACGAGGACGGCGTGTTGTCTGTGGTGGCCGAAGACTTTCCGTTTGGCACGGCTACGGCCACGCACTACCCGACGCAGCCGTCTTTGGGCTATTCGGCCAACTACAATATTTCGCCGGGCAATGCACACGCGCCCGTTATTCTCGAAGCACCGCTGCAACTGACCGGCGGCGAGCCGCAAATCTGGCTGGCTACGGCAGGCGGCGACAACTGGGGCGGCGCGGAAGTGTGGGTTTCCACCGACGGCGACAGCTATGTGCGCGTGGGCGCGGTACACCAAAAAGCCCGTTTCGGTAATACGGTTTCCGACCTGCCCGCCGGGGCGGTTTACGACAGCGTGAACACGCTGCGTGTGCAAATCGGCGCGGGGCATTTGGACAATGTAACCGAGCAGGAAAGCCGCGATTTTCTGACGGCCTGCTATGTGGACGGCGAATTTATCGCTTATGAAACCGCAGAGCTGACCGGTGTCGGCGCTTATACGCTGGGCAATCTGACGCGCGGCGGCTACGGCAGCGACATCACGGAGCATAAGGCAGGCGGGAAGTTTGCGCGGCTGGACGAGGCTTTATTCCGCTACACTTTTGATAAAAACTGGCTCGGCCGCACGGTATGGATCAAGCTGGTATCGTTCAATGTGTTTGGTAGCGGAATGCAGGAATTGAGCGAAGTACCGGCCTACGCTTATACGATTGTGGGCGCGCCTTTGGGCGCTATCAGCAATCTGCGCCTGACTTCGGGCTGGCATTTCGGCAAGGCCGCCGTCATCACTTGGGACGCGCTGGACGGTGCAGACAGCTACGATGTGGAAGTGTATGCCGCCAACAGCCAAACGCGCCTGCGCTCGGTAAGCGGCCTGACGGCCAATACCTACACTTACAGCCAAGCCGATATGAAGCAGGACGGCGGCCAAGTGCGTAACGTGGTCTTTAAAGTCCGCGCCCGCGCCGTGACCGGCAAAACCGGCTCATGGACGCAGGTTGTGGCGCAAAACCCGCAATTATCGGCATTGACGGGCATTGCGCTGGACAGCGGCCTGAAACAGGCGTTTTTCCAATGTGCGGCACCGCAAGAAGAGGATTTTGCCGGTATCTGCATTTGGATTTCCGACAATCCGTCTGTACCCACCACGCCTGCAAATTTGGCTTATGACGGCCGCGATACTTTTGTAACGCTCAACAAATGCGGCGGCGAGCCGCTGGAGGCCGGGAAAACCTACTATATCCGCGCGGCGGGCTATGACAGCTTCGACAAGCAGGGTTTGAACATCAGCAGCAGCCATGCGTTCACGGTTTACGAAGTATCGGCCATTGCAAAGGACTTGGGCGAAAGCGCCTTAAATCAGGCGCTGAAAAGCAAAATCAATTCCGCGCAAAGTGCCGAAGATGTGAATGCCAAAATCTCTGCCGAAGCCGCCGCCCGCGCCGCTGCCCTGCGGCAGGAAGCGCAGGCGCGCGCCGCCGCTGTAAAGAAAACGGCAGACGACGCGGCCAAAGCCTTAACGGCCAAAGCCCGCGAAATCGGTACGGAAATTACGCGCGTTGAAGAGAAATCCGACAACGCTGCGCGTACCGCCGAAACGCTGTCGGCGCGGTTGGACGGTTTGCAAGTCGGCGGCCGTAACCTGCTGAGCGGGTCGATGCCGAATTGGCGCGATGCCCAATATAGCAAACGCTTTGCGCTGACGGAAATTCCCGAAGTGGGCGAAACCGTGACCGTAACACTGTGGGGCGAATTGGGCGAAGGCCGTACCGGCTTCGGCGTTTACAACAGCTACGGCTGGGGCGAGTTGGCGAAGCTGCAGAAAATTTCAGACGGCGTTTACCGTGCAACTTTCCGCTGGAACGCACCGCGAAATGGCAGCGGTGAGTTGGAAAATGCCGCGTCCACGCATTTGAATGTGTATGCCTATCCCAGCACGGCTACAAGTGTCAACGAGTGGCGCAAAATCAAACTCGAGCGCGGCGGTGTGGGCAGCGATTGGACGATTGCACCTGAAGACGTAACCGCCGCCGTGGAAGCAGAGCGCGAAGCGCGGGTCGAAGCCAATCAAGCCGAAGCCCGCGCCCGTGAAAGCCTTGCTGCTGAGTTTGCAGGCAATACCGCCAATGCGCTGCGCGAAATCAAGGCCGTAGCCGATGCCCAAAAGGTGCAGACCCAATCGCTGGAAACGCTGGGCGGCCGTGTTGGCCAAGCCGAAAGCAATGCGACGAAACTGACGGAAACGGTTACGAAAAATCACAAGGCGACCACGGATGCGCTGAACAACCTGAAATCTACCGTGGACGGTAACGCAGCGGAAATCGGCGAGCTGAAGCGCACGCGCACCACCCGCGCGGACGTGGAAAGCGTCGTGGACAGTAAGATGACGGCGCGCTTCCAAACGCCTGACACGCGTGATGACAACCAACTGCCAAGCTGGTATTACCTGAACTACCCGCGCCAAAGGGTAACAGAGTTCAAACGCTCGGCGGTGTTGTCATTGGGCGGCGGCGGTTATTTGAGCTTGGAGACAAATGTGCCGTGGGACAACCCCACCGGCGGCGTAGTCACGCAAACGGCCTATCAGGCAGACGGTAAAGTGTTACGCCGCCGCTCGCAGGTGTCGCATACCTACCGGCCCAATCCGCCCGACCCGGCCAAGGTGCAAGTCGGCCTGTATCAAATCGACAGCGAAAGCTGGACGGAGTGGAAGGCCGATGAAACTGTGGACGGCGCACAGGCCAAAGCGGATGCCGTGAAACGTCTTGCTGAAGCGGCCAACGCCCTCGCGACAGCGGCGCAGGCAGACTTGAATGAGTTTAAGCGCACGAGCAGCAACGCCACCGGCGCACAGGCCGAAGCCTTGCAGGAGTTGGCGGCGCAGTTTGGCCGCATAAAAGTGGGCGGGCGCAACTACATCATGGGTTCGCTGCCGGACGCGGATTATTGGTATTTTTCCAAAAACGGCGCGTCAAAAAGTGTCGGACGGATTGAGAATGATGGCTTGGTTTGGGAAGCCAACGGCGAAACGTCGGGAGTATGGAAGCAGTGGCAGGTTTGCGGCTATGCCATAAATGGCCGCAAACCCAGCCTGCCCTTGAACGAGCTGCAAAAAGGCGATGTTGTGACCTTGTCGTTTGAGTGCCGCAGCAGCGTTGCCATTCGGTTGTATTACGCATTTGCCTATGATGTCACAAAAGGCAGTCGCGTTGACGGTATTAATTCGGGTGTCGATATTCAGAAATCGGACGATTGGGTGCGATACTCAGTCACGCATACGCTGATAAACGACAAGCCGGAGGCGTATCGCGGTTCACGTTTGCTGTTCAATCCTACCGGCCTGCTTGGCCGGAATGTGCTGGCGATTCGGAAAGTTAAGTTGGAAAAAGGCACGCTGGCGACAGACTGGACGCCCGCGCCGGAGGACGGCGATGCGAAAACCGAAGCTACGGCGGCGGCACTGGAGGACTACAAAAAAGTCGAAGCGGCCAAAGACAAGGCAACGGCTGAGAGTATTCAAACCATACGGACGACCGTAAACGGCAACAGCGCCGCCATTCAGCAGCAGGCCAAAAGCATTGACGGCCTCGAAGCGCAATATACGGTCAAGCTGGACACCAACGGCCATGTGGCGGGTTTCGGCCTTGCTTCAACCACGGTCAACAGCAAGCCGACCAGCCGCTTCATCGTGAATGCGGACGCTTTCGGCGTGGGCGCGACCGGCCAATCTACGGCTTTTCCGTTTACGGTAGATACGGTGCGTAACCGTGTCGGCGTGGACGGGGATTTGGTTGTCAACGGTAAGGCGATTATCAACCGTTTGAACGCGGGGGATATTGCGGGCGATAAAATCCAAGCCAACAGTATTGCGGCCAACCGTTTACAGGCAGGGGCTGTCACCGCCCGCGAACTGGCTGCGAATGCGGTAACGGCAGACAAAATGCAGGTAACGGATTTGTCGGCCATCTCGGCCAATATGGGACACGTTACCGCCGGCACGCTGTCAGGCACGGTTATCAACGGCAGTACGCTGAATGCGGCAACGGTCAACGGCGGCCATCTGAATATCGGCAACGGCAATTTTGTTGTGGATTGGCATGGCAATCTGTTTGCACGTTCTGGCCGGTTTGAAGGGACGGTCAGCGCAAGCCGTATCGAGGGCGTGATGTTCGAGCGGCTGATAACCACACCGAGTGGCTGGAGCGGCGCAGCAAGGCCGCCTGGCAGCCGCTCAAATAGGTATTGGGTGGCGCGCCATTTCATCTTCAGGAAACATGACGCCCGCACCGCCAATGCAATTATCCAGCCGTTTTATGCTGCCGACAGCGGCTATATTCGGATTATGGTCAACGGCACGCAGTTTGCGCCTATTTCCAACCCGGGACGCTCCAGTCTGATTTACGGCTTCCGTGGCTTGCGAAGCGGCAGTAAATATGCTTTTGGCGCAGCAGCTCCATATCATTCAGCGGCCAATATGGGTATCGAGCAAACGGAAACCGGCCATCCTGCCGGTAATCTCTGCCGGCCTTTGCCGATGTTTTTAGAAGCCGGTTATCAGGAAATTGTTGTTGAAGTTTATGCGGAGTTTACGGACGGTAGTTGGGGTTATAGTGATGAATACATGGTTATGGATTTACTGTATCTCAATTAGCCGTCCGCGCCTGACAAAAAGGCCGTCTGAAATTTTCAGACGGCCTTTTTCTATGCAAATGCATGAATGCCTGCCAATTCATCAGCAATCTCCGCCCGGGTTTGCTCGGCATCGTAATGGCTTTGCAGGTTGAGCCAGCTTTGTGCATCGGTATTGAAATAGGCGGCCAAGCGCAATGCGGTATCAGGTGTGATGGCACGTTTTCCTTTGACGATTTCATTGATACGGCGCGGCGGGACACCTATGGCTTTGGCCAAGGCATATTGACTGATACCCAGCGGAAGCAGCCAGTCTTCCAGCAGAATTTCGCCCGGGTGGATAAGGGGGATTTCTCGTTTATTCATGGTGTTTCCTTAATGGTAATCGACAATTTCAACCTGTACGGCATGGCCGCTTTGCCAAACAAAGCATATCCGCCATTGGTCATTGATGCGGATGCTGTGCTGCCCAACGCGGTCGTCTTTCAACGCTTCCAACATATTGCCAGGCGGTATGCGTAAAAAGTTCAAATTTGTAGCGGCATGAAGCTGCTGCAATTTCCGCAAAGCAACCCGCTCTATATTGGCAAAGCGTTTGACTCTTCGGCCTTGAAACAGGGCTTTTGTATCTTTGCATGAGAAGTCTGTAATCATGCCTCAATAATAACGCAGTACGTTATTATTGTCAAGCGTTATTAGTTTGAAATTTTTTCAGGCTTCACAACAGGGGTTTATTTATGAGTGAAATAGAAGCAAAAGTCAGAATTACTGCTGAAAACGACACCGCTGGCGGCTTTAACGCGGCGGCAGATGAAGCGGCCAAATCGGCGCGGCAGATTGAACAGGCGATTGCCGATGTACGCGGCAGATTGCAGGCTCAGTTTGAGCAAATCAAGCAAGATTTTCAGAACGGTATCCAATACGACCCATCGGAACTGCAAAATCTTGCCACAATCAGCGAGGCGGCTTTCCGCAAAATCGGTGCGGCCGGGAAGAAGATGTTTGAGGAAACCCGCACGCCGCTGGAAAGCCTGAAAGCGCAACTGGAAACGGTTAATCAGGTTATGACGGCCGGCGGCGTTGATGCGGAAACGGCTGCCCGTAAGGTTAAGCAGCTTGAAGCGGCTTTTAATGCTTCGGCCTCCCCTGCTGAAAAGTTCGAATATGCGGTTGAAAAGCTGAATGACGAGCTGGCACGCGGGGCGATTACGCAGAAGGAGTATGAAAGCCGTCTGAAAGATTTGCAGCGCGAGATGAAGAGCGCGGAAACATCGGCGGGCAATTTGGGTGGCAGTTTCGGCAAAATCGGTATGCTGCTGGGCGGTTTGGTCACGGCGGATTTTGCTGTGGGCGTGATGAAAACTGCCGACAGTATGCAAAGCCTGAACAACCAAATCCGCCAAGTAACGGACAGCGCGGGCGAGTATGAGGCCGTGCAGGAAAAATTGCTTGCGATTGCAAACCGAACGGGGGCGGATATTGAGGCTACAGGCAATCTGTATGTCAAAACTTCCCGAGCTTTGAAGGAATACGGCTACACACAGCAGGAAATCCTGACATTCACGGAGGCTACCAACAATGCGATGACTATCGGCGGGGTAGCCGCCGAGCAGCAGGCCAGCGCGTTATTGCAGCTTTCGCAGGCGCTGGGCAGCGGTGTCTTGCAGGGCGATGAGTTTAAATCCATTGCCGAATCAGCCCCTATTCTGCTTGATACGATTGCCGAGTATATGGGCAAAAGCCGCGCGGAAATCAAAAAGCTGGGCAGCGAGGGTAAGCTGACGGCAGATGTGATTTTCAAGGCAATTTCAGGGGCTTCCGAATCGTTCGCACAAAAGGCGGCGGATATGCCTATTTCGATGGGTAAAGCGCTGACTGTTTTCCAAAACAACTGGAAAAGCATGGTTTCCGCCGTAATGAACGATACCGGCATTATGTCGGGCGTGGCTTCGGTCATTAAGATGGTTGGGGATAATCTCAATTTCATCGTGCCGGTTGTGGCAGGCTTGGCGGCGGCATTTGTTGCGGTCACTGCTCCTGCTCTGGCTGCTACGGCGGCAACGTTGGGGCTGAATATGGCGCTGCTTGCCAATCCTATCGGCTTGGTGGTGGCGGGTATCGGCCTTGCGATTGCGGCATTTCAGGAGTTTGGCGACGAAATCGATATTTTCGGCGACGGCATGAGCAACCTGAAAGATGTGGCGCAGGCGGTATGGGACATGATTACGGAAACCGTCGGCGAGGCTTGCGACTGGATAAGCGGCCTGTGGTCGGATTTGACGGGCTTTTTAGACGAAAGCGTCGGTTCGTGGCAGGATATTTTCAATTCTGTGATGGGCTTTATTTACGCGGTCGTTTCCACCCAAATCAACGCCGTTATCAATACCTTTGCTACGGCCTATATGCTGGTAAAAGGGGCTTGGAACAATGCGCCGCAGTTTTTCAGTAATTTGGGCGCTACGATTGCCAATGTATTCTTGAGCGCCATCGAGGGCATGGTTAACCGCGCTATCGGCCTGATTAACGGCTTAATCGATATGGTCAACTCTGCTGTATCGCTGGTTGGCGGCAGCGGCATTGACAAGCTGGCAAACGTATCTATCGGTCGCGCAAATGACGGCGGTTTGGGCGGGCGGATTGCCGACAGTATGACAAAAGACCGTGTAGGCGGGATAGTGGACAATATCCGCGCCCGCGCGGCCAATATCGGCGAATCCCGGGCGATGAAACGTGCATCCGGCGGTGGTGGCGGCGGCACGGCCAAACCCAAACCGGGCGGCGGTGGCGGCGGCGGGAAGAAAGGCGGCGGCGGGAAGAAAGGAGGTAAAGGAAAAGGCGGCGGCGGCGGCAGAGGCCGGGAAACCGACCCGATGCGCGAATGGCAGGACATCATCAACGCGCAGAAGCTGGCGCACAAGGAAATGCAGGTTGCTGAAAAATCCCACAAGGAATGGGATATTGCGGCGGAATTGAAGTTTTGGCAGGAAAAATTGGCAACTGTTGATGCCAACAGCAAAACGGGTGTGAAGCTGCGCGAAAAAATCAATGCGCTGCAAATGCAGCTTGCGAAGCAGCAAACGGAAACGGCGTTGCAGGAGCTGGAGACCCGGCAACGGGCGGCGGAACATGCGCTTGAGATGGAAGCAGACGCGGCAGACCATGCCCTCGCGGCGGGACGCATAACGCAGCTTCAGAGACTGGATGCGGAAATCGAGTTTGAAGAGCGCCGCTACGAAATCGCACGGGATGCGCTGTTACGCCGCATCGAGTTGGCGGAGCAAGACCCGACCTACAGCGACAAAGCCATTGCGAAAATGCGGCAGCAGCTTGAGGAGCTGGACGGCAAGCACACGCGTAAACAGGGTAAAAACCAAAGCAAACGCGAGCAGCAGCGCCGCCAAGATATGCCCTCTTTAGGCGAAATGCTGGAAGACGGCGGTAAGGCCACTTGGCAAAGCCTGAGCGATAATATGGGCGAGGCGTTCAATTCGATTTTGAACCGCACGGAAACATTCCGGGGCGCAATGAGCAAGGCGTTCAAATCGATTGCACAAACTTTTATGCAGGAAATGATTACCAAGCCTTTGCAACAGATGTTTCAACGCTATATTCAGGAAACAGCGATTTATCAGATGCTGTTCAATACCAAGGGCAGCTTGGAAGCCGCAGCATCCAGTAAAACGCAGGGCTTGAAAGCGGCGGAGACTACAAATGTTGTCGGTCAAAACGCCTTGCAGGCCGCTTCGGGCGGCGCAGCTTCGCAGGCCGGTATTCCCTATGTCGGCCCGATACTGGCGGCGGCCGCGATGGGGGCGATGATGTCTATGGTCATGGGTTTGATTGGCGGCGGCAGCGGCTCTTCAAGCACAACCACGGTCACGCGCATTCCGTCGGCGGCGGGCGGCTGGGACATTCCGGCCGGTATCAACCCGCTGACGCAGTTACACGAGAACGAGATGGTACTGCCCGCAGAACACGCCCAAACTATCCGCGATATGGCGGGGAACGGCGGCAGCAGCGGCGATACGGTCATCATCAACACCACGGGCGGGGACTTTATCCATAAAAAAGACCTCGCCAAGCTGCTTAAGCAGATGAAGCGGGATTTTAAGATTACTTGATTTATTTTGGCATGAGGCCGTCTGAAAATCAGACGGCTTTTTTTTATGATGAAAGGAACTCAATATGCAAATTACCGAACACTTCAGCCTAGCGGAATTAACCCGCAGCGATACGGCCAAGCGGCGGGGTTTGAACAATACACCCAATGCAAACGAATTGGCGAACATTAAAAAAACGGCGGCGGAATTGGAAAAAATCCGCGCCTACGTGGAAGCCCCGATTGTGGTATCAAGCTGCTTCCGCTCGGCGGCAGTGAATCGCGCGGTGGGCGGCAGCAGCACTTCGGCGCACCGCTACGGCAGCGCGGCGGATATTGACGCGGTGGGCTACACGTCGCCCGAATTGGCGCGCAAAATCTTGGAAATGCGCGATAAGGGTTTGATTAAATTCGACCAACTGATTTTAGAGTTCCCGGAGCGCGGCGCGGGGGCATGGGTGCATATCGGCTTTCGCTGGAATAGCGGTATGCGCAATCAGGTGTTGACGGCGAAAACGGTAAAGGGGCGCACCGTCTATGTAGCGGGGTTGCAGTCATGAAAATGTGCGGAATTTTAGGCGAAGCCCGCCAAAAAATTTACTGGTTCAAACAATGGCTGCTGCGCGGCAGCCGCCTGATACAGCTCGGCTCCGCGCTGGGCTTTTTAGGCTATGCCGTAGTATTTGGAATTGACGGCGATTTGCTGTATGAAATGCCGATTTACGAGAAATTTAAAACGCTGAATGCGTTTTATTTGGCCTTGTTTTTCACCGGCTTCAGCGGTGCGCAAATCAGCGCACTGTTTGGGCGCGGCGTCAGAGGCGAAGCGGCGGCGGGCTACCTGCTGCTGGTTGCCGCCTTGATTTGGCTACTCGTCAGCGTCGCCTTTCAAGCTGCCTATCCGCCCTTGAATACCGGCTTTGTGCTGCCTACCGTATTATGGTTGATGTGTACCTTAACAGGCATTTCTATGATGGAAGAAGTCCGCCGCAAGCAACTTGAAAGGTAGATGATGGATGAATGGAAATTACTGTTTACTCATACGGGCATATTGTTTGCCATGATCGGCAGCGTGGTCGGCTCGTTTCATTCGGCCAAAACGCAGGATGACGGCTGGCGGCGCACCTTGATGGAAATCATCATCGGCATTTATGCCGCCGCCGCGATTGCAGAACGCTACCTGCCCGATGTCGGCGTATGGCAATGCGGCTTGGCAGGCGTAGGCGCGGGGCTGATTACCGGCTACGCTCTGGAAGCATTCGATGCCGTCGCCCCGAAAGCCGTCAGAAATATTCTCTCCGGAGTGTTCGCGCGGCTGGCGGATATGCTGGGCACGTTGGCAGGCCGGAAATAA